AGCATAAGCAATTCTGCCTTTTCCAGGAGAATTCTCTTCGGCAGCCGCAGCAAAGTTTATTAATTCTACATTGGAGTTTCCATCCACTAATACTCCAGGAACATCGGTAGCACTTCCCGCACCAGCCGCAACTAAATCTTTATACCTAGCGTACTCTGAGCCGTGCCATGTAGCAAAACTTCCGGATACCGAATTGTCTACGTCAGTACGCGCGGTGAAGTAATCAATAGATTGTCCTCCCCAGTTACCTGCATAGTCTGGTATTCCAGAAGGTGTTTGAGTTGAGTACCAAGGCTTAACACTTGAATTTTTAGTAGCTCTTATGTTTTGTCCATTAAAACTTACTGCATAAGCAGGTTTTGCATGAAGCCAAGTGCCTCCTAGTCCCGCTACGCCATTAGGGATGTACGGATTTCCCCCCGCTTGTGAACCATAAAGTTCATCTCCCCTATAACCATAAACTAAATCAGAGCTTTCTAAGTTGATTCCAATTCCTTCATTATCATCTGAAGTAAATTGGGGAGAGCGCATTACGCTATTTAATAACTTAATGCCTTCTCGGTTATTGAAAATATCCAGACGTCCTAGGTAATTAACCTCAGACCCTATACATTCTATGCCATATAAATAATTTTGGAAAGACTGTAGGATGGAGGTTTTATAATCCCCTCCTCCTGCGTTGGGAATGGTAGTTCCATCTTGATAGGTTCCTCCCTCTAGTTTAGAATTAGTAAGCTGGACACCAATATCATTTTTAGAAAATGAGACTTGATATCGATTAAAGGTTGTAGAAACCCCTGGAACCGCGAGAGGATTATTAGAAAAAGAAAGAGTAGAATTATTTGCTTGTAGTCCTACACCAAACACATTTTTAGCTCGAGTACCATTAGTATCTTTAGGGTATACGCGATATGCCACCATGTTACCTAAAACTCCTACCTCAGAGTTGCGCAGTCTGTAACCTGTATTTCTAGTTCTACATACCGCAGTGTTTTGGAGAGTAACGTCGGAAGAGTTAATATCAAAACCATGCTCGGTATTATGGCTTAAAAGGAAAGATGCATCTGTGTCCGTTCCACTTGCTCCATCAACACAAATGTTAGTAAATTTAATATTTCCATTACAATTCTTAACAGTTACCCCTCGGAAATAGTTTCCGTATAAGGCTACAGATAATCTATTTTTTCCATATGTGGCAGCTGCTTCATTATCATCGTCAAGTTGTACACGACGAATCTCTAAGTTCTCCCCGTACCCCGACTCTGCTCTAGGAGCAAAATCTGTTCTAGTTACTGTAGCTCCACTTACAATAGTATTGTCCATCCCTCTAGTATAAGGATTGATAGCGACTTCATTGGTTCCTATGGTTACTCCCTTAGAGAAGTACAGCCTATCAGTTTCATTGTTGGTGTCTGGACACTTCTGCGCAAACACTGTAGTAAACCAATTTTTTGTTACTGGGTCTTGTTGCTCTAAAGCGGTTTCATTATAAAAAACTTCTTTTAGTCTTACAGAAGAAACAGCCTTGAATCCCCCTTGTAACGCACTCGCATCGTTAGGAGTATGAATCGCAGCCAAAGCACTGAAGGCTAATCCCGTACCTGAAGGGTTGGTAATTTGGTCGTTTAGCCTAGTAGTTGTGTTATTAGATATAGGAATAGCGGAAACTGTTTTTGTGACAGCCGATGCTCCAAAACCATAGTTCTGGTTTTTGATTTCTAGTTCCCCTTGTCCTACAGTAGTAATATCATTAATGGTTAGTTTTCCTAAGTCCCCGTAATCACACAACTCAATAAGAAGTGGGAAGGATAATCTATTGGGAATGCGAGCAATAATATCATCTATGTTATCATAAATACCATTGGCTTCGTCAGCAGTAGAGGAAAGCGTCATTGTAGTGGGCTTATATTCCTCCCCTGGATACCCTGCATATTGATGCAGTAAATTAGTACGCGATATGAGTCTGGCTAGAGGTACATTGTCCTGTTCCCAGTTGTAAAAAGTGCTCGCGTCGAATAAAAAGCTTTCATCAAACGTTCTATTAAGAACATTGTTTCCTCCTACCGAGCTAAAATCATTTATGTTAGAATCAACCATTAGAATTCAATTGTCCATCTAAAATCAAGGATGAAGTCCGACGTCTTAGTGATGTCGTTAAACTTCCGATATGCACACAAGTAGGATTTACCTATGGTGGTTTGGTGAGGGTTACGGCTAAAAAGCCCAATTTCGTTAAGAACTTTGGAGTTCCCTGTGTTTTCATCCAGGATTATACGCCACCTAACTTTAGTGGTAGAGACTTTATCAATATATGCGTTAGAGAGAACACCATAGGCTTGATTTCGGTATTCAATTCCAGATGCAATCATACTTTGCACTACGGTGTTAATAGACCCCCCGTATTCCGCGTTTGTTAGGGGTGTCCCTAACCACCCATTACTAGACACTTGTAAATTAGTAGCTCCTCCCGTACCTACCTGGAATAAAGTTATTTGAAAATTTTCGAGCTCAGACGTAGCCGATGCACCAAAGGCAAGAGCTAAAGAAGCTCCCATTCCGCTACAGACAACATTTGCTTCCTCAAAGTGTAACGCTTCTGAGCCATCTGGAAAAACTTTCCAGACTTCTAAATGTCCTTTATAATCACAATAGTCGTTAAAATTCATGCTAAAAATACAGTGTCCATATTATAGTTAGTTTATCCGAGTTATCACCAAGTTTTAATCCTCCTGGAAAAAATACTTTTTTGGCGAATAAATCAAATTCAGGTTCCCACAATGTTAACTGATTAACATTATATAGGCTACTTTCGTACGATGCTCCATCGTACATTCTATTCAGATGCATATAGTTAGGTGTGTGCCAATCAGTATTAAAAGCACTTACCTCATTATTAAAATATCCAGCGTTAGGAGCAGCATCATTACTCCTAAAGGAAAAGCTATAGTTTGCAAGCACAGTACCATGAGTATTATTAGTGAATTTAACATCAGTTAATCTAATCTCATTAGTGCCCGCTAAAGCCTGCTCTTGTCCTTCCGCAAAAGACCACGTAATTTGATTTTCTCCTACCCCAGAAGCCGCCACAGTAAACGTTTTAGAGAACTGTTGCCATACTCCTTTGGTACCTTTAAGTTCAATCTTTCCAAAATGAGGGGAGGCGATATGAGCTTTTGGAACTCCTAGGGTTGCTGGGTCATCTACTACTTTGTAATTAAAGGATAAGGTCATAGAATTTCCTACTCCCGATGCCCAACCTAGAGGGTCAAGCGCGGGATACCCAAACGAAGTATTAAATAATCTAACTGCACTTTGTTGGTTGTCTTTTGATAAAGGAAGCTCTTTCGCCACCAGACACATAGAATTTATTCCTTCAGAGCCAGGCTCTCGAGAACCTGCCGTGTCGCCTCCCTCCATAGGGTATTGGGTAGGAAGGTCTCCGTATGTCATGGTACTACTAAATGGGTATTCAGTAGCGGATGTTAGGTAAGGAGGAATAGCCAAGCCGCGCTCACTTCCTCTCTTCTTGGCTGTCTCTATTAGATTCATTGTATGAAGTCCGACAGCCTCAATACCTCCATACATCTTGTCTAGAAGTTCCCACTCATCTCTAGAGAGAGTAAGTGCATATTTTACGCGAGGCTGTGCCATGTCATCTCCCGGACCACAACATCTTTTTAGGGATAAATTATCAATAGCAGCTACGGAGGACGTGGCATTTTCTGGAGCGGCGGCAGTATCATAGATGAAGTTGAGCCACTGAAGATGTCCATCTACTGACCCTGCTGCTCCAACTGCGTCCCCATACCAACCTACAGCACTAACTGAGGAAAATTCATTCGGCTGATGATTTTCTAACCACTCCATTTGAGTGTCTGTAGCCAACTCGAGGAATCCGTGACTACCCGCTGGAGAATATTCCCTAATCTGGAAGTGTTGGTCTAGCCCGCTTCCTCCCATAAACTGAACGTCTTGTTTAGCCAAGTAATGATGCCCACTAGGAGCTGTCCATTGATTAAAAGAATAGGTATATCCTTTATGATTAGCAGGGCTACCATCATCGTCCCCAGATAAAATAAGGGACCAGCGAGAGTCTCCCGCACGAGATGTATATGCCCAATCCTGCCCCTCTATGGTATTAGCTTGTACTCCAGATGTTATAGATGATAAGAATACGTGGCTGTCTGGACCAACGTAGGCACCAGCAGCCCATTGGTTAGGGTCATCATAAGCATAACCATTTCCACTAATTAAATACCCTCCTTCAAAGTTTCCATTGCTTCCCAAAACATCTGTAGAAGATACAGAGAACAAATTATCTGTTAGATAAAATACCCCATACTGGTCAGTATCATGAGCGACTGAAGAGAAGTATACATCATTATAAGCTGGGTCTACAACGAAGCCACAGCTGGAATCAAACAATGTACTCTTGCCATAAGGCATTCTTTGTTGCTCGAGAATATACCCATTAGGAGTAATAACAGAGAACCTGTTTAGGTTTCCATACAGGCGAGTAGGAGTATCACTCACGGCTCCTCCTGCTCCCGAGAAATATAAAATCCCTTCGGCAGGAGGGTAACACCCATTGGACAGAGCTTCCTCAAAGGTTTTATCTCCGGTAAAAGTATTTCCAGAGGTATAGAATTCTATGTTATTTAGGAAATGACCTAGTTTACCTGGAGTTCCTAGGCTTTCAGGCTGAATTGCTGTGTCCTCAGGCGCCGGGAATTCAGGATAAACTGAACTCACTTCGGCGTTAGTATAATTACTATAAAAGCGTAGATTACGAAGGTAATATTGCCCTGTGTCCGCTCCTCCTTGCCTGAACATAACCGTGAGAATTCTAGGGTCAGGCTCCAGAGACTTCCATTTTGGAATAGTTAACCCACTTGTAGTCCAATCAATAGCAGGGTAATAAGTTTTTCTGTCCTCGTTAGGAACCCTAAAAGGCTTTGTACTGTTTCTGTACTTACTTAAACTGAATGGGTAGTTAGAATTATCTCTTATCCAACTTTGCGAGTTCATGTTCCATATCTGACGTTGCTTTGTTTTACTGTTGTATAATTGTACACACTTAAACAAGGCATCCGTAACTCCCATTTGGTCTACTGAAATGGAGATATTTTCATTAGTGAGTCCTAATTCAGATACGTATTGTGAGTAAGCAATAGTAGGAGCTTGGTAGGGAACACTTGGGGAACCCGAAACACCCAAAAACTGATATCCCGAAAGGTCTCTAACATATACTTTCGGTACTGGTGCTCCTTCAATAGAACTTACAAAGTGGGAATGCCATCCCCCAACAAGATTTTCTGGAACTATAGACGCTCCCGTATTTTCAGAGGTTGTTATTTGAGTCTCATTCGAAGGTACAGGTCCACCGTAGGCACCCAAGCTAACATCAACTAAAGAAACTGAATTAACTTGAATAGAGCATCCTTCGTTATGCATTAAAAATAAGCTATAGGTACTATTTTTTGTAGCTCCTGCTGACGCATCATAAGAAAGCCCAAAGCCTCCGGTATTACCCATGAGAACATCCATCCCGTAAACCGGAATGCATATTTGATTGTTACCAGAAAGTGACCAGTCAATAGAAGGAATGCCTTCTACTACGGCTCCACTTAAAGCCCCATGAGCGCCGACTGGAAATAAATCCGCTACCGCAGTTCCGAGTTTTGTCCAGGTACCATCCCAATCATAAAAGAATGAGCGACCCTGTCTTTCTTCCGCGGGTACAGTAGGAGCATAGTTGAAGTGTGCCTCCGGACTCCATACTACAGGATAGTTTCCACGCATGGAGAAATCTCTAATGTATAATTGTTGGTATCCTAAATTATTACTGTCGTATTGTGGAGCTTTAAAACCTCCTACCTCATCTACCATATAGAAAAACTTAAGTACTACGTTAAGAGTTCCATCCTGATTTGTATTGTAGGGGGAAGTAGCTCCGGCATCAGGCGTATAAACCGTGGGTTCTGTTACTTGAGGGGAAAGACCCTTCTCTACGTCGTTTAGTAAAAAGGAAAAATCTGTATAATTACTTTCGAGTATTCCGTTTATTTCTTCCCATGTATGTGTAGCAAAGTTGTAGGTAAACTCTGCGTTTCCTCCTTGTAAGTGAACAGAACAATAAACATTTCTAAGGTCGTTTATGTTTTGGTTTTCTAATTCATCCCAATACCCTTGTCCTGACACATTTCTTCTTGCGCTATCTACAGAAATATCATATTTACTATTTTGAGAAACCGGCACATATAAATCTTGATTAGTGCCTTCAGGCGACATAAAGTGCACTGCTCTATCGTATCTATTATGATAGTCAGGGTCATTTACAGTAAGTCCTCTAAAAGAGGATACCTTTCTGGTAGCTGTAGTAGAATTAAGAAACTTGGTATATCCACTATAAAGGATACCCATATTTCTTCCCTCTGAAAGAGTCTCACTTATGTTTTGGAGACCCGCTAGTTTCATAACATCTCCATTAGTGCTTTGTCCGTCAGCATAATCACTGTGAGCCAAAGAAATACCTAACGACGCAGTCCCACTAGGAGACATTTTTTCTGCATCAATTATTAAATTATATTTTTTCTTAGGGTCTATATTAGAGAACGTTTGTCCAATATAAGTAAGACCCGCTAAGCTCCTTCCATTCTCTGCTTGAGAGTTAGTAACCTTACCAACGGCACTAAAAATAATACCACTTCCCATTCCTTGAGCAGGCAAAACTAAAGTAGATTTATTGCTCGCAGAGTTAAAAGTTCCTTGATGTGCATAACTCCAATTTTCAATTGCTCCTAATCTAACATTCTTTACGCTGTACTTCGCCAAAGACCCATCATTACACCCCAACGCTTGAATGCGAAGGCGGAAAGAATCGTTCATATAGGTTGGAGGTATATTGATGATGTGGGAAATAGAAACAAACTGCCCAGACACTGCATTTCCTTCTGCTTCACTAATTACGAGAGGGGAATTAGTACCCCACACATTTCCAGTAATGCCGGAAGCCACAATATCCTGAAAAGAATAATGGGTTTCAGCAGTTTCATTTTCTAAAGACACTATAATACCCTTAGCATCGGAAGAAGCAGTATACACATCCATCGATAAAGCTAAGTGAGGAGAGTGCATTCCATTAGCATTAATAAACGGATTAGTATCTAAATTAACAAACCAATTCTGAGCCCTAGACGGCACCCCAAATCTTTGGGATATTCCCGCAGCACCACTAGGGTCAAGTGTATCTAAACATGAAGCTTGTAATGTTACCCCTGTGTCCCCCGTAATATCTTCGTATAGGGTAAGAGACCCAAGAGAACTCATTTCGTCTATTACATTTTGAGAATTCTCGATAGGATTCTCCTCTTCCCAATAAGCAAAATCAACTAATCCCAAAGAGGAAGATAAATAATCAGGAACATGGGGGGAATAAATATAGTTCCTAAAGTTGCTGTTTGTTAAAAAATTGTCTACTGACGCAAAAGTGGGATTAGCAAGAGAATACTTAGATGTATCTTCTACTGCGACCTTCTCAATAGCGATAAAACCTTTCTCATAAAGATTGCGTCTAGGAACAACAACCCGAAGAAAAAACTCAGTATTAAGTTGTTCAAGGTCTTTGGGTAGGCGCTCTACTATAGGAGAATAATTAACTCGGCTATCCCCTCTTGAAGTAAATTTTACTTCCTTCGTACTTTCCCATTGCGTAAATGTTTCAGTTTCAAAATTATAATATTCTGTGGTCTCAGGGACTTCTGCAAAAGGAACTCCCATAGGAAAAGATTTCTTAACTAGAGAGATTTCAAAGGGTAATGTAGCTTCTCCCTTAAAAACTAAAGATATCGGTCTGTCTAACGGGGAATGTATTCGGGATTCTATTACAGCATAATCCTGTCCTAACTTTTTATTTACATAAAGTGCGGGAACTCGCTCGCCGTCCGAATTAATATAGGAAGATTTTATCTCAGGACTTCCCTCTATTTGAGAAGGTTCCCTAAAAACTAAATCATCAGAAACGACAGACGTATACTCCAGTTGACCATTTCCAACCGTGTTTCCTTTGTTTCCCGTTTCTTCTAAAACTCGATTGGGTACAGGAGGAGCTAGAGCAAAAATAGTAGAGCTGAGCCCACTCATGTACAAATACTGGGAGCTCGCATCTGTGTAAACATTTTGAGCTCCGTACCTAGATTCATGTGCATTAAAATTCTGCTTAGCTGAACCTAGGGTCATGGCTTTAATTTGGTAATCTCCTATTTCGTCTACTCCAGGAGGTTTATCCGTGTTCATGCGTCGGACAATTACATTGTCTACAAATATAGAACTTTGGGTGTCCCCATTTGCTCCATCATAAAGCCAAAAATTAAAGAGCATGTGTTGTACCTTTCCAGACTCCGGAACCCTGAAATCATAAATTCCACTTACAGTAAACCACTCATCGGTGTCCCACCTAGAATCAGTAAGTGTCGTTAGCTCCATACCACTAACGTAACCATCTACAGTAATTTGATTAAACAGTGCTCTTTTATCCGAAGCTACGCCACTCCCCTTCTTTAAATCACACTGGACATAATAGAAAGACCCTGAAGGACAGGAACTCTCACCTAATTCAAGCTGTGCGGATTTCCAACTGGCAACAGCGGCAGCAGAACTTAGCTGCAGGCTTTCTGTAGCGCTCCATTCAAAATTCGCTTTATTCACTCCATCAGGAGCCCAAAAAACATCTGAAATAATATTGCCGTTGGAGTCTAGAGGGAGGGAGTTCCATACAGTAGATGAAGTTATGGAGCTGGAATCGAAGAAAGCATTGTTAATATTTTGCTGAGCTACTATATTAGGACCTAAATAGAAAACATTTTGGTCAGGGGTTTTGATAATCTCGGCTGCTCCTGAAGGAGTAGGGATATGGGTAAGCATATTGACGATGGTCTTTTTAGCTCCATCAACAATCATATTATCATCACGGTAGACTACTTCAGAGCCTCCTTCTGATTTATGTTGAATTACTTCTACTACTCCCTTCATCTTAAATATTATATGGTGTCCAACCGCTAACTTCCCAATTTATGGTAGATTCAAAAGGTCCTCCCCAAGGTTCTAGATACTCAGCTCTAGCTCCTCCTTGGGTTCCCATTCCCAAAGATACCCCTTTAGTCTCATCCCTAGTTGCCGTTGTTAGCCTTAGGGTATTAAAGTACTCTAAAAAGTTTTTTGCTTCAGTTGTTGTGAAATCTTTTACTGCCTCATTATACTCTGTATCAAAAACAGACAGATTCTTTATCCTTATATAAGGTCTTTCAGAATCGGTATTAAAATCTCTATATGGCATAATTGGAATGAACTCTAACGCATAGGCTGTGTCAGAGGTATGTATGTTACTATACGCAGGACCTCTACTAATAGACATGAGCTGCTTCGTTTCGGGGTCAATTGGTCCTCTATGGTTATGGGTATGGAATTCAAATTCCACATCTATTGTCTGAGGAACGGAACCAGAGATAACATCTATCCTTGGTTCTAAAGGAATTAATTTTATATTAGTATTATTAACTAAGTCTGAAGGTTGAGAAAGTTGCCACCTGCTACCCACCCCTCTCCAGTCATAAGCGAACATATGCATGTCCGAAGTTTTCTCTAGAGGGCGCGGATACGTAATTAACCTTATCCCCAGGTTGTCTGTTAGTCCTTGGATATCGTGATAATCAACGGTTATTTTTCCTTTATATGTTCGATTTGGGTATAAGGTGTTTGAGTCTTTATGGGTGATTGTTGCGCTCGCAATTGTTTCCAAATTCTTAGTGGAAGTACTAGAACTTGCTTTAGGGAAGAGAAAGAATTTATATCGGTCAGTAGCCTCAAAGGTAGTATGGTTTGTGTCTCCATCTATAAGTGCAGACACGGGAATATTTATATTTTCATAAACAGAGTAGAATCTACCCGTTGCAGGAGGAGCAACCCTAGTAAACGTCGGAGTTGTTCTCCATTTATAGGTAGCCTCAGGAGACCACCAAGCACCTCGAGTTTCATTATACAAACCATAAGATAGTCCGGCTGTAACATCTAACGAAGAGGCTGTCCAACCCACAACATAGTTTTCCCCTGGTAGCAACCGTAAAGGACTATTTAATGAAGTTCCGTTTACTCCCTCATTAATAGTTTCGATGTACGCTTGCATATTACTCGTGCTCATCATAGGAGAATAAGCGGAGTATAACTGAATAACTTTGAGGGTCGTTCCCTCCAAAGAACTGTAAGAAGTTATATCTACACTGCTTGTTTGCGCCCAACCATGATTAGAGATGGAGATGGCTCCATTTGAACGAGAAGGAACCCTCTTAGGGTCTACTAACCTCCAATTAGATACTCCAGAGAGTGAAGAAGACTCCAAAGACGTAGCTTCCCGTTGAAAATCACCATTAGGAAGAAGATTGAACTGACGTACCAAAGGGAACCGAGCTTTGATAGTGCTTCCTTTGTCCTCTATATTTTCTTTTCCTCCAAAAACAGTAAGACTTTTATCCTGTTCTGTCGATGTGAGATACGGATTACATCCATCTGTAAAATCTTTGTAGTTAAACACTGCAATATTAGAGGTCGAAGCCCTAGTAACTAATTCGATTCCAGATAAAATAGATTGATTAGCCCAAACATCACAATTATACCCATAATCTGCCCTATCAATTATATTCCTATAGGAACCAAACCCAGCCCTAAAATTTAAGCCTCGTAATGTCGGAGCGATTAATCTTCCGTTAGGGTCTAGGAAAGACTGACCGACAATACCATCACTTCCAGCAATATTTTTAAACTGCAAAGAACTTAAAGTTGTTCGGTCAGCATCTCGGTATGCTCTCAGACCTGAAAACTCATAGTGCTCTTCGGGGTCATTCGTGGCGGATGCCGTAATGCTTCGGTCATTAAACTGATTATTATAAATCATGGGTCCAAAAGCAAAAG